CGTGATTACAACATATTGGCTCCATTGGCTACCGGTGAATTAAAATCATTTGCCGGCTTCACTTTCAAAATGCTTGAAGAAAGAACGGAGGGTGGGCTTGTTGTAGAGACAAATGTTAGAAATAACTTTGCGTTTCACAAAGATGCTGTCGGTCTGGCTATAGGTATGGATATCTCATCTCATTCTGATTGGATCCCGGAGAAAACCAGTACATTAATTAATGTAACATTCTCGGCCGGTGCTGTAACCATAGACACCGATGGCGTTTATGATCTATTAACACAAGAAACTTAGGAGGCTTATATGACTTTTGCTATAGCAAACTTTGCACCTTTAGGTAATACTTCTAAACCGCTTGCGGGTGTTGGTACTGCCACACTAACAGGTGCACCAAGCATGTGGTCTTACGCCACGGCTGATACGGCGGCTACTGTTGACACTGAGGGTTATTTTAATGACACCGCACAAATGGTTAATGTCGGAGATTTAATCCAGGTAGTTAGTGGTGCTGGTTCTGGTGGCACTTTAGTTGTTACTTTGATGATTGTTAATGCTGTAAACAAGGCTACTGGTGTAGTTGATGTTTCGGATGGTACGGCAATTAGTGCAACGGACAGTGATTAATTAAACTGTGGGTGGGGGCTTCGGCTCCTTCCTTTCGCATGAGGGGGGTTATGGGTTTATTGGAAAGGTTTAATACCAATCATAATTATATTACGACACCACCTCAATCAATAGAGATCGGAAGTTGTGAACCAAAGGCAAAGCGGCAAAGCGGAGCTTGTCTCGTTATCGGCACACACCCGGATTGGGAGATGGATTATAAGAGAGCGTTAGAACATTATCCGAGAGCGGATATATGCGGCGTGAACGAGGCTGTGAGGTTAATTAATTGCAAGCATCTAGTAACATCTCATAGTGAAAAAATAGATTATTTTATGGAATTACACAAAAAGCATAATAAAGGTAAGTGGCTACCGTTAGTGCATTTAAGGAAGAACCCATTTGAACGGGAAGCAAAAGAGATAAAGTGGAAACATCATGATTGGTTGATTAGAATTATGGCCGGTTCTGCTCCCTTTGCAGCTGCCGTTATGATTTCACTGGGTTATGAAAAGGTCATTTTATGCGGTTGCCCTATGAATGGCGGCGGAGGTTACGCATTTGAAGACACACATAAAGGCGATAGGTACGATCCACGTATAGGATATGAGGATAGTAATCATAATATGATTAGAAGCTGGCATAATTCTATGATTAAATTCAAAGATGAGTTTCCGGAACTCGCTAATAATATAAAATCTATGTCGGGAAAAACAAAAGAAATATTTGGAGGGTTAGATGGTTAGCAGTGGGATAGATGTCGCATCACAAGCTTTAGGGTTATTAAGAGCTAATACTATAAGTAGTTTCACAGAAGGCTTAAACCAAACCACTGCACCGATTAATGAATGGAAATACTCACATATCGTTCCTGCGGAAGCCTTAAGGATATGGGCTTTGTATGCCTCAGATGCGGTTGGTGCTACACCCGTCAATGATTATGATATCCAGGCACCAAGCGGGGCTAGGCGTATCTTTAGTAACAATGATGTAATCTATGGTGAATATACAGTTTACAGCGACGAGAGCAATTGGCCGGCATATTTCTCACATTTTGCTATGCACGCATTCGCTGCATTGATTGCCATCCCGGTAACTGATGATGATAATTTAGCGGTTCAATTGAAAACTTTGGCATGGGGCACTCCTAGCGAAGGAGAAAAAGGCGGGAAATTTGCGGTTGCGACGGGTATAGACGCACAACAAAAACCGCCGGAACTAATCGCCGACTGTCCGTTTATCTCGATGAGGTTTAGTTGATGGGGAAATTTACTACAATTCAGCAACGTTTTACACAGGGTGAAATTGATCCGGCAATGATTGCTCGGGATGATGTAGATAAATATTATGGTGCATTGGCTACTGCTTGCAACATACTCACTTTACCACAAGGAGGATTTAAACGCCGTCCAGGGTTACAACACATTGATAGGGTTCTAGGTGGTTCTTTAACTAAAATCGATGGCGGCTCTATAACGGAAACGGCACCAAATGGAGGAACCGCAAGTAATGCCTCTGATCAAAATGACGGTACAAGCCTAATCACTACCACTACTATAGGCACGACAAATCCCTATGTTGTAGTACATTATGACTTAGGATCGCTACAAGATTTAGGGACATTATATCTATATGGATTTGCCTTATCTGCCGGTAGCAGCGATGAGTTTTTTCTACAAGCTAGCACAAATAATAGCGTTTGGTTTGATGCAGGTGAAGCGATATCCGTTACTGATGCTGCAAAAGATTATTCAAGACGTGTGCATGGAAGTTTTCGTTATGTAAGATTAGCACGTGTCGGCAGCACAAACTTATCCGCTACTGCAACCCTTACAGGATTAGATGTAACAACGGAGGCAGGAACCAGCACTACCAGATGTTTAAACTTTGAGTTTAATGTAGAGCAAACTTACAAAATGATAGTAAGTGATAAGAATATTGCGATATATCAAGGAACTACCTATTTAATAGATATATATATACCTGAACTTACAAGCGATAGACTAGCAGTTATAGATTGGGAGAATTCGGCGGATACACTGCTTATCTTTCACCCCGACTTCCTAACAATCACCATTCAAAGAAGCGGTGCTAATGATGTGTGGGCGGTAGGTACTGTAACATATACAAATATTCCTACGTTTGATTTTGGTAGTGGTGCGGAGGCCATATGGTCAGTAACAAGGGGATACCCGAGGCACGGGCGTTTCTATCAAGGTAGACTTTGGATTGATGGGGGGAAATCAAGGCCTAGCGTTATTTATAGTTCAAATGTAAATGATTTTTATAACTTTAGTCCTGGAGCTGCTCTTGATGATGAGGCTATCGGACCGCTAACAAGTGGATTCGATGATATAGAGGCTATATATCCTGGTCGTAATCTTATGATATTTACAGGCAGTGCTGAATATATCATACCACAAACGTTCGGAGAGCCTATCACGCCTACAACTGCTGTGATGACTAGTCAAAGCTCTATAGGTAGCGAAGAAGGCTTTAGGCCACAGGAAGTCGAAGGCGGCGTTATGTACGTACAACGTCAAGGTGCGAGTATTCAAGAGTTCCTTTATAATGATGGGCAACGTGCTTTTGACAACAATTTTGTTAGCATATTCTCCTCACATTTAATAAAAAACCCGGTTGATTTTGCTTTACGCAAAGCCACTAGTACGGAAGAGGGGGCTTATCTTTTGCTGGTAAAGGGGAACGGAAAACTCACGGTAGCTAATATATTACGTAGTCAAGCCATCTCAAGTTTTGTTGAAGCAGAAACGGAAGGTAGTTTCAAGTCTTGCGGCGTTGATGTAGCTGATATGTATTTTGTTGTTGAAAGAGAGATTGACGGCAACACCGTTAATTGGTTAGAACGGTTCAACAATGATCATTATATGGATGCTTCTAAGAGATTTACAACGGGGCTTCCTACTGACACATTTAGCGGATTGGAGCATTTGGAGGCCGAGTCTTGTAATATTTTAGCGGATGGAGCTATACTTCAGAATGAAACAGTTTCGGAAGGGAGCGTTACAATTGATAGGGATGCTGATACATCGCTTGAGGTGGGTTTAAACTTCATGCCGATAGTTGTTGATTTACCTGCATCTACAGATACTAGAACGGGGCAATCAGTTATAGGAATAAAGAAAAGTATTGATGAAATAACATTGAGATTAAAAGATACTTCTGATATAATTGTAAACGGTAAATTAATATCTTTCCGTGGGTTCGGACCATCTGGCGGGGGTTCTCCACTCGATATACAACCCGCCATATTCACAGGAGTTAAGAAGATGCTAGGTTGGCGTGGTTGGACGGAAGATGCACAGGTTACAATAACGCAGACCGATCCACTACCTATGACGGTTTTGTCTATTAAAAAAAGGATAAACGCATAATGGCAGCATTAATTCCAATAGCGATAGGTGCTATAAGTTCGGCGGGTTTTGCGGGAACGGTAGGAGCTATCAGTTCTGTGGTAGGTTTAGGTTTAACGGCGGCAAGTGCTTTTGGACAAATTCAAGCCGGGAAACAAGAGGCACGTGCTCTTGGTATGCAAGCAGAGCAGGCAGACCTTAACGCACGCATGGAGAGACTATCGGGAAAACAGCAAGCTCAAGATATACAGGGGCAACTTGATAGGGAATTATCAAGCCAAAATGCATTGTTCGCATCTAGGGGGATATTGGCTGGGGAGGGTTCGGCAGCTGCTGCAAGTGCTGCTTCAAGAGAGGCGGCGAGCGAGAGTATTAGTAGAGCACAATTTGGGGCTGAAATAGGTGCTTTGAATGCTGAGCAGCGGGCGAGTTCGGCACGTGGTCAAGCAACTTCAGCTAAATCAAGAGGTCTTATGCAAGCATTGGGGACTGTAGCTAGTTTT